TGCAAATAACATATTTAGTAAAAAAAGAAGCAAAGAAAAGAAAGTTGGCTGCATGACATTGTTGCCTAAGTTTAAATCTTACCAAGGACTAAAACCTGGATGGAAGATTCAACGAACGGAATGCTGCGAATGTAATAAAAGATATACGAAAGATTACATGAGGGGTAAACCTGAAGGTCGAGACTATAACTGGTATTGCATTCGCTGTTATAATTTTAAATGGAGGAAATCAGCATGAAAAGAAAGGATACTCTTAGAACTAGGTTAGTAAAAGATTACGTAAAAGTCTCGAAAAATGCTCTTCGAGAACCAAAGACTTGGAGAGAAGTAGAAACTCGTGTAAGGTGGGAAAGGTTAAATAAGATTTTGAGGAAAAGATATGATTATTTGCCACAATTGTAAGGGTAATGGGTATTATACACTTAGATTCGAGGCGGAAGAAGTTATTGAACAGTGTAAGGTTTGTCACTCACAAGGAGAACTTGATGAAAATAAACATTATCATCAAACCTGGACAGAGGGAGATAAAGATAGTCCCGTTATATATTACGGACCGCCCTTGGATCCAGAAGGCTTTAAAAATTATAAGATTACACCATAATAAGTCTATTTAGTTGCATAAATTGCTTTAATATACTATATTTAGGCGATTTTATTCACATAACTCCCGTTAAGACCTAATGGTCATACGGGAGTTTGAAAGATGCTTATGAGCGACCAAGAGATTTTAAGGCAGCGAGAACTACTCGACACGCTTCTCGCAACACGGACCAACCAGTATGAAAGAATTAAATCCATGAAAGTTATGGATTCAATTTATTTTAAGAAAAAATTACCTAAAAATGTAATATTATTTCCATTACAAAGGATTAAGCGTTATGTACATCACCCTTCCAGACAGCCCAGTAAGAAAAATATTTAAGTGCGCTAACTGCGATAATTACCACATAAAATTTTTCGATCCAAAACATGACAGAACTTATACCCCTGCAGAATGGGAACAAATTATTACTGAAGGTAAGGAAGCTTTGTACAAAGCACTACAAGTTGTGCGTGAAGATCCTAAGTTTTTTGCATAAACACCCCTTTCTATAGATGTTTTTACCCAGATAGAGTAAGACTGTCTTCTACGCTAGAAGTCAAGTTACCAAGTTACCAAGTTACAACCCTTATCAGCTACCAAATAAAGGTAACTTAGAGGTAACTTATACATTTTTACAAGTTACCTTTTTTATATTTACAAACATAACTCGCATTGCATGGGATGATTAAATATTGTATAATTTCTGGGAAGAAACATCTATTGAACAGGTGCATTATGGAAGAAAACAAAGAATTACAAGAACAAGTACATATACCAGAAGCGTTGTCAGATATGTTGTTCCATCCTAAAATAACAGGAAAACAACGTAAGTTTGCATTACTATTAGTTCACTCTGAAGGTTTGCATACTGCTACGCATTGTGCGATTCAGGCTGGGTACGCAAAAGATTCTGCTGTTGTAAGAGCCTCTGAGCTTCAGAACCCTGAGAAGTATCCGTTGGTTGCAAAGGCAATTGAATCTGAAAGAAGAGCCATTGTTGAAAGATACAAGTGTACACAAGAAAGGTCCTTATCTACATTAGCACGCATTAGAGATAAAGCGTCTGAGTCAGGGAATTGGAATGCTGCCGTAGCTGCTGAGACTCGGCGTGGACAGATTGCTGGGTTGTATGTTGATAAAAAAGAAATCTTAACTGGCACGATAGATTCAATGTCTAGAGATGAGGTTGAGAAAAAGCTTCAGGATCTTAAAGAACAATACAGTATTGAAACTACGTTTGAGGAAGTTAAAGAATTAGAAAATAAGTCTTGACTATAAAATAGAATGGGACTATAGGGTATATAAGACTGGTTTCTGATAATGAAAAGTTAACCAACAGGCGAAAAGCATAGATATACTTGCCACTATGTTGAGGTTTGACGCTACAGGCTACCGGATGTAAAAACATACCTGTCCCAATGAATTAACATTGTGGGTATAAAATATGCCAGTCTTAAAAAAAAGGAGAAAGTATGTATTTAGTAATAGTAAGACCAGATAAATATAAATATGTTAAGCTACCTATGACGGACGATTTGTTTTGGCGTAGGATAGAAAACTTAAAAAGAGCAATGATTACAGCAGAAGATTTAGAGTTTAGATTAATCTATTATTATCAGATGTTGGAACTGATGAAAGATGCACCATGACAAAGATTCTAATAACATTGTTGATTCTTGTTTCTTTATACAATTTTAAGATTCTTTTATTTTTATTTTTTATTGTTTATTTCTTTTTAATGTAGTGAAACCTGAAAGTAAATTTTGGAAACAAATAAAAGAAAACCTTCCAGACATTCATTGGACTAGACTAGAAAACAGGATAGGACAAGGTATACCAGATTGTTATGGAATTAAGGATGGTATTTCAGTTTGGTTGGAACTTAAAGTAATTCGCAGTAATAAGATTGTTCTTTCGCCTTTTCAAAAATCGTGGAATTTTAACCATAGTTTACAAGGAGGAAGAAACTTTATTATAGCCACGACCTTCCCTCAAAGCTTACTGTATATCTTCCCAGGAATCGTTGCTCCATCCATTGGCTCCATTGCCCATTGTCCTTCCCCCAATTGGCAAATAAACATGCACCGGAATACTCAGCTCTGGACGCAGGTGACAGAGATCCTTCTCCATTCTCCATTGCCGAAGCCCGAAGCCCCACAACAGTAGTACCAGGAGGCCGGTCCCGCACACCAGGCAGCGTGTTCCTTTCTCCATCTCCATCTCCATTACGGAACTCAGCCCTATTATCAGTTATAATAGACCCCGCTGCAGGATCTAAGATCAGGATGCCATCACCGTTATCTCCATCTCCATTACCCATCACCAAAAACCTAGCGTAAGTATAGTAACTACCACGTCCCCCGCAGCTCAGTCTGCTGATGGTGATGGTCGTTTGCATTTCCATTGGCAGAAACCAAAGGGTTTCGAGGCATAGTAGTAACCTGAAGCTGCCCCAGCAGCCAGGGAAGCAGGATCTCCATTCCATTGCCCGAGTTCCAAGACCCGTGGCACTATAGTAGTAAAAGACAGCACCGGTAACCTGCGTAGGAAGATTTCGTGGACAAATAAAATAAATTTCCTACTTGACTATCAAATGAAATGGGACTATATAAGTAACAGGGGCACTGAGGTTGGCTTGCGGTTGATCAGTAAGCCGACTATACCCCTTACGAGTCAGGAGCTGAGGAGAACCCACGGGCTTCCATAAGCAGATTCATAGAGGTGTTAAAACGGTTTACCTAGTGATATCCCACCTTTATCTGCCAGAAGCCCTGACTCATCAACAGGGGTTGGTGATAACGTGTCCTAGCGGATAGACATCAACCCCATTAGAAAGGAACAACATGACAGAGACTGTAACAGTATTAAAGAAGGAGCCCACCTGCGCTGAGCTGGTGAAGCACATGTGGAAAGGAAGAAAGATGGATCTGGAAGACCCTGAGTACGAGGCATTGGGCTTTGATTACGTAGAACCGCATACATTCACCGACCAGGCCGAAGGATACTGGCGCTGGCAGTTCAGCTGGGGCGGGCCGAGCGACGAGCTCAGAGGCTACGTGAACGAGAACCGCGAACTACATCGCCTAGAATACTGGTACCTGGACTGGGGTGATGGTGCTAGCATTCAGGTGACTCAGGACGATGATGCCTGGAACAGGATGCAGGAGATGATTGGCTAATGCTGTTGATACTCATTGTCCTTCTCTCCATACACCACCCCATTCTTGGCGCAGCAGCTCTGGCTGCCTGGATCCTGCTGCGCGGGTAGCATGCACTCCATCTCCATTTTCCATTGCTACTACCCTAGTGTAAGGTAAATATAATACACCGGTAACCTGCACAGGTACGTGCGTGGCACGGAAGTTCCTGTGGAAAAAAAAATAAAATAAACTATTGACTTCTAATGAAATGGGATTATATAAGACTTATTAACTAGAAAGACGAAAGGAAAATAAAATGTCAAAAGCTGTTAATATAATTGAAGTGCTAGAAAAGGCTTCACAAAGCCCCGCTAGTGTAAGTAAAAGAAATAAACAAGCTATCATAGACGCTTATGGTAGAGCTTT